CCCACATAAGTTTATCATTCTTCTGTAAAGCATTTTCAAACTTTTGGAATAGCAAGAAGGTGACAACTGCGTCCATTGCCGCATAGTCTTTCATTATTTCAAAAGGTATCAAATCATAACTGAAACTTGCTTTCAGTATTCCATTGTTCTTTAAATATGCCTGTACCCAATCATCTAATGCTCTTTCATAATCGCCATATTCTGTGTGCTTAATAGCAAGTGTTTTTAATCCATGTGTGCCTGGGTTTTCATCAAACATATAATGCATTAACATTGTATCTTCAAAATTTGGAAACTCAAAATTAAAGTGATATTCAAACCATTGTAAATCGAACTTTGAGTTATGAAAGACTACTCTCTTTTCATTGAATAGTTTTTGCATCATTAGTTCGACATCTTCGTCTATAACATCACAATCTACATAAACACCGTGTTCGGGTTCATAAGACATTGAGAATCCTAGCATATGCCCATCTCTACAATATAAAGAAGAAGTCTCTGAGTCAAGTGCTATAAAGTCATAATCTTTGCAGTATATTGCGTTTGCAAGAAATTCCATAACTTTATCTTTGTCTTGTATTCCATAACACTTATCTTCGCCTAACTTAACTTGTTTCAGTTCTCCACTAATATATCCCGTAATTGAGGTTACTGCTTCGTCGAAGCTTTTCTTTGCTTCTGGTTTGAACTTTATCATAGCAGGATTAATTAAAGCTAAAAACTTATCATCAATTATTTTTCCATTGTACTCTGTTACCGATGACTTTCTCGTAAAGTGTTTAAAAGGCTCAGAACCTACAAGTATGAGCCAATCATACGAGTCGATATCTATTTCAATATCAACATCTCTTTTTAAAATTTTTCTTTTAGAACTATCACTACATAAAGCAAATCTATCAAACTCAAAATCAAAATGTCTTTCAAAGTTTGTACTGCTTGGTGTTGTTTCTACTAATGCTATTTGCATAATCTATATTCCCCTCTTTGTAATGCAGGATTATGAGTTAATGTTTGGTTTGCTCTAACATTTCCTGTTTCTATTGCTATTCCGAATTTGTTTGTTAGATGTCTAATTTGTAAGTCCGACCACTGTCCTGTTTTCTCGAACCATTCTTGTCTTAAATCATCTATCCATATAGAATATGGAAATGCTTTCTCTAGCTTTTCTAACATAAATCCTAATTGTGTGTTTGGTAATGGTCTATTCATATTTTCCTCTAATCTGCATCTATGTGCATTTGTTCATCATACTCAGCAAGGGCTTCTCTAGCGCTTCTCTTTGCTGAGTCTTTTTGTTCTTTGGTTGGCAGAGGAACAAAATGTATTCCTGTTGCCCATTTGAAAGCGTGTTTTGTCCAAATAAACCATGCATATTCTGTTGCATCGGTACCGCTTCCTGTAAAACTTGGTCTGTTTGATAATATATGTATTCCTGTTGGTGTGTTCTTTTTCCAAAACTCATGTCTTTTTATTGTTCCTAAAAAGTTCAATCTAAGCAACATAATACAAGTATTACATCTAGGTAAAGAATGTTCTATAAATTCTTGTGCCATAGAAAAAGGTGGATTTGTAAGTATCAAATCTACACTCTCATTCCATTCAAAGAAGTCTGTTCCTTCAGTGAGTTCTGTATGAGTAGTAGGGATTCCTTTATCAGTTAGAAACTCTACTATTCTTCCATCTCCTGCTCCAGGCTCATGCGCTGAATTAAACAACTTCCACGGTATCTCAAGATTCTCATAACACCAAGCTGGTGTTGGATAAAAATCTGTATGATTTAATCTATAATCAGGTACTTGTCTGCTCATGTTTCCTCGTTACCTCTAATAAGTCTTTCCACTTATAGAAACTTTTTGTGTGATGGTCCCAATGCCAACCTTTGAACTTATGTTCTTCAGGCTTGTATTTTGACTTTACATATGTATGTTCTTTAGCCATATAATTTTTTCTTTAACCTCTCTATTTCATCTTCTGTTAAGTTGCCAGGGTCTATATTATCTCTTAGATTTACTACTCTAGCACTCAGTTCTAATTTCTCTGCAAGTCCTTTGGCAACTTCTCCAGCTTTTCTTCCTGCGTCATCACCATCGAATAGTATATCTACTCCTTGCACTCCTTGTAATTTAAGTAAACTGAGTTTAACCCAATTTACTTGTTGTGTGCCAAAACAGCACACTGTGTTCTTTAACCCCTTATCCCAAAGATTGAGAGCATCAAATATACCCTCAACCAATATAACCCTATTTTGAATAGGTTTTACTTTTGCTGGAATGAATGGCATTTCTACCCCACTAGGATAGATATAGTACTTATTCATTCCCATATCATTTATTGTACGACCGATAAGAGCAATTGTCTTTCCTGTGATATCACGAATTGGGAAGATAATGCGGTTTTCGAATTTGGGTACATTCCAAGTAAACGCGTCCCATGTACGCAAGGTCTCCTCGGATATGTTACGAAAACCGCCACCTTTCCATGCTAGCCTATCTTTCGGGAGTTGTATGCCAACGGTTTCACTTTTAACTTTTTGTATCTTTTCTTTAATTCTATGCATTCTTACTTCTAATGGACTCGCGGGAGCTCCAAAGTAAGAAAATAAATTTCCTTTGAAACCACAGGAAAAGCAATTGAATACTCCTGTAATCTTATCTACTCTCATAGAGGGGTTGGTATCATCATGCTCTGGATTTAGACACGATACTACCGCATCTTGTCCGCTAAGACGATATGTTATTCCTTTCTCTATTAGTAGTTCTTCAGCCGTCATATATTATATATTATATCAAATTTTTCCATTGTTGTCAAGAACTATTTTTCCTATTTCCATTAAAAACGCAAAAGAACTGCAAATAATCAGCGGTGTCATTGAATACTCTATGATATTCGTTATCTTCAATTAACACTATATCACCAGCTGATACATCAAATTCTTGTTCATCTATTATCATTTTACCACTACCATGTGTAAAATAATAAACTTCTTCTTGTCCTTCATGACTATGTCCTTTTGTTTTTCTAAAAGGGTGTAGTAAGGTACTACTTACTACTAAGTTCTTTAATTTTGTGTTGTCTTTAACTAAGTAATTTTCGTCATTTTTAACGATTACTCCATCGAATGTGTTTATATTTAATCTTACCATTTTTCTGGTGGTGTCCAACTTGGGTCACTATAATTAAATGGTTTAGATTCTTGGAGCTGAGCTGGTCTTTTACCTGCCCCTACCCACTCATAATGATGAATTGCCATGAAAGGAGCCACATTCTCAGGGTATCCTAGTATTTCTAAATCATCTCTAGGGTCTTCTTTCCAACAATGATTAAGTATGTCACCATAATCATCTGCTACAAAATAATGCAATTTTCCTTCTTTATCTTTAGCATTTGCAAATATAAACATTTACCATTCTCCTTCATAAACTTTTTTCACAGTAGCACTTACTTCCATATAATTGGGGGATATTCTAATCATATGATATCCTCCCTCTGACTCTATCTTAATGACATCTCCTTTGAATTCGCCATTATTATAAAGGTACTCTGCGGTGGCTACTGCTGCTGAACCGCAACTTAAAACTTTTCCTACTCCTCTTTCGTGTGTTATAATACTTATTTTATTATGAAACACTTTGCCTATTATTTTTGTTTGATTTATTTTTGGCATATCGCCAAGCGCCATACTATGTGACACTTGATGATGACAACCACAATCAATATGTGTACCAGTATCTTTAGGTCTTTTTACTTCTAACATCATATATTCTCTTGTTTTATATACTGATACTATTGGTGATATAGGTTTAATATCATCATAAAAGTACTTAGCTGCCATTGTTCCATTAAAACAATTCGTTGCCTTACTTCCATCTTTATTGATGAATTTCAATTCTCCTTTATCATTGATTCTAATCCATTGGTCATAGTTAATTGACTTACTATGTTCCCATTGTTTAAAACCGAACTTGTCTCGTGAGATGACAAGATTCTGTCCATTTACATGGCACTTTATAAACTTCACTTTTAATCCTTTGGTAGTTGTTGTTTATGTTTCCATTCTAGTTCGTCCCCAATTCTTTCGAATAATCGCATTTCTACTCCATCAGGGTCTGTATCTTCTTGGTAGTACATGGATTTCCAAATTAGCTCTGCCATTTGAAACCATACTGCTACTGCTTTATTTCTAAATTCTGTATCTCCCCAGAGATAATATAAGAGCCACCATTCTTTATCGAATTTGCAAACTCTTATTTCTTGTTCCCAAAGGGCTGGTACCTCTTGCAAACATCTCAATCTTTGAGACCCTGCAATCGGGTACCAGTTAGGCATGGTAAGTACGG